GAAGTGAAATTGAATTATGGGATTTGAATTTTTTGTACCTTTGAAAAAAATACCAAAGGTCACACATCAAGATAAAATTATTTCAGTGAAAAAAGGTAAGCCGATTATTTTTGATTCTCATAACTTGAAAGAAGCTAAAGAGATTTTTAAAGCAGGATTGATTAGTCGAATTCCTAGTAAGATATTAAACGCTCCTATTGGAATTGAGTTAATATGGTGCTTCCCGTTAGAGAAAAATAAGGTGGATGGTGATTATTACACTAAAAAGCCTGATGTGGATAATTTGGCAAAAGCGTTTATTGATCAGATGACTAAACTAAATTTTTGGAAAGACGATTCACACATTAGCAGCATTAAGAGTGAAAAACGTTACAATTCAATCAGTGGCGTTTATGTAAAAGTTTATGAGTTATAAATAATAGGAGGATAGAAAATGGACGAGAAAATAAAGGAATTAAAACGAAGAATTTTTATATTAGAAAAAGATAATTTTGTACATGAGGAATTTTTAAAGGATTTTCATTATGAATTATTTAAAATTAAAATGAATTTAACTATTCTTAATTGGCTAGCAACAACTTACATACTTTATCAAATAATAAATTATTTCTGGGGTAAATAACATGGCAAAGAAAATAAAAAAGAATAAGTTTGGTATCACTAGTCCAGGTAGTAAAAAAATAAAAGAACAAGAAGAGAGATTGAAAATCAGATTAGAAGCAAGAACTGAGATGCTTGCAGAGTTTACAACCATACTAGCCTGGGTGCTTAGGGCGAATTATCATTTTGGTAAAAAAAGAATCGAACAGTTGATAGAAGCTGTTTATGAAATGAAAAGTGACACTAACATGGAACAATACGGACAAGAACTATTAAAAGTTGAAGATATGCCATCACAACTATTGGATGAAGTAGGATTAGATATCAACGAACTAATAAGTAAACTAGTAGAGAAACACTTAATTAGAGTCAAGGAGAAGGTAAATGCTGGATAAGATATTGGAAATTGTGAATTTAATGGTTGTAGGTACTTTATTAGGAGTAATTGTTAGCAATGTTAAAATAGACACTCTTAGGAAAGAAAACATTGAACTAAGGTTAGAGAATACAAGGTTAGAAAAACAAGTAAAAGAACTAGACTATAAACAAGCACAATTAACTAAAAAAATAGCAGAAATGAACGGAATAGGAGGATAATAAATGTTGAAAAAAATATGGGATAACATAGAAATTATATTAATCACATTATCAATGTTGCTGGCAATGTTCACAGCTGGATTGATATTAGGCGTATATGTATCAAGTAACACTATTGAAGAGCTTTCTAACGATAATATCGTTAAAGAAAGGACTATACAGCAACAAAAAGAAAAAATTAGACAGTTGCAATTACTTAAGCAGTATAAGGAGATTTACAGGTAGGAGTGATACATTTTGATTGAACACAATAACAGAGATATAGCAAAAAAACACGCTGAATACATTACTGGTAAAGAATTAAGGCAGTATGTGGCTGAAAAGGTAAAAAAATATGTTGGTGAAAATCCTACAGTATTTGATGGTGCTATTGGTAGTGGACAGTTAGAGCAATTTATCAAACCAAAACATTTAATAGGTGTAGAGATACAAAAAGCTTCGTGTGATACTTTTGAAAAAAATAGAGATCTATTCCCGAATAGAGATATTTACAATATGAGTTTTTTTAACTTTAGTGAAAGTGTAACGGCTGATTGTATTGTTATGAATCCACCATTTTCAATGAAGTTTAAAGACTTATCAGAAGAGGAACAAACAAATATTCAAAATGAATTTCCTTGGAAGAAAAGTGGTGTAGTAGATGATATTTTTATTCTAAAATCATTAAACTATACAGAAGAGTTCGCTTTTCATATTTGCTTTCCTGGAGTTGCTTATAGAAAAACTGAACAGAAAATGAGAGATTTAATAGGAGATAGGTTAGTTGAATTGAATTTAATCGAAGGAGCATTCGAAGACACACCTATTCCAGTATTATTTCTTGTTATTGCTAAAAATGGTGAATTTAAAGAAGTTCATAAAGAAATATATAACTGTAACAAACAAGAAGTTATATATACTGAAGTTTGTATAAATAAAGATGATAAATGGAGTACACCAACTATCCCAAAAGAGAAAGAAATAATTGATATCGATGAAATAAATTCTAGTTTAGATGAATTAGTAGTAAGTAGATTAGAAAATCATTTAAAGATAACGTTAGGACTAATTAGAGAATTTAGGGCTGATATAGATTATTTGGGATTTATTGATAGGGTTGAAAAACTATGTCAAGAATACAGACTAGCTTACAATTTTGGCATAAATACATTTAGAGATTATTAAGTGTGGAGGTTAACAATGAAAATTAAAATTGCTAAATTTAAAGATATAGATAACTTATTTATCGAGTATAGAGGTCGCACGATTTCTTACAGAACTAAACAAGAGTTTGTGTTTAAGAATAACTTAGGTATTCAACTTCAAAGTGAACAAGAGAAAGAACACTTTACTGCTATTCTTAGACATTTTATAAAAGAGTTAGAAAGGTTGGAGTTTTAATGGAAAAATTTGATAAAACAACAGAAAAAAAATACTGGAATTGGTTAAAAACTAGATTTACTTTGAGTAAAAAGTTTGATGAGATACCAGATTGGAAAAATATGAACGGAATAAAAATAGAAGTAGAAAATATCTCTGATGCTGTAAATTTATTTTTTACTGATAAAGATGAAAAAGAGTTAGAAAGAATAGATTTTAACAAGTTAAAACTGATAATTTATGGGGATTTTGAAATGGAATTTTTATATGATTTCATCTGTACTTTGAAACTTGAAATGGAACGAGAGTTCAATTTTGAAAGAGGTGAAAACGATGAATTTTAGAGAAATAAAAGAAGCTAACAAATTAATTGATGAAATAAAAAAATTAGATAGTTTTACAATGGACATTCAAAATCCTGAAAGAACTTTAACGGTATCTACCAGCTTTAACGGAGTAACAATAAAGAAAGAACACAGATTTAAAATTATACAAGTTCTATTAGGAATGAGAAGAGAATTGGCGGAAGAATTGGAAAAGTTAGGAGTTGTGGAGGAGTTTGAAAATGATTAAAAGAGTAGAAACGATAACAGGCGAGGTTGAGGCTTTAAGAGATAAAATTAATTATTTTATCTCAAATGATTTAAAAGAGAACGAATACGTTATAGATATCAATTATATAAAAGATGGTAGCCGACTTAAACCTCCTGAAGAAGGTCGAGGAGAAGGTTATGAAACTGTTGTAGTAGCAATTGTGCATATAGGAGAGAAATAATGAATTATTCAGAATTAAGAGAAGCTATTGATTTAGTAGAAGAAACAAGAAAGATTAACTGGACGATTAAAACAATAGAAAGAGAAAGACATATTCATATACAATGTTTTGGTTATAAAGTTTTACTATTTGACGAACAAATGGAAAAAGTATTAGAGATACTAAAAGAGATTAGAGATAAACAGGTTAAAAGGTTAGAAGAATTAGGTGTAACGGAGGAGTAAAGATGAAGAATCAAAAATTAGGTTTAGTACTAACAGAATATGAATTAAATGTACTTAAACGTGCTTTTAAAGAGTATCAAGAACGATATGGATATAGTGGCATGGATAGGAAATTAGGTATTAAACTAGATATTTTAAGTGATTTAAAGAACGAGGAAAATATAAGTGTAAAAAGATATAAAAAAGAACTTATTAGAGATAATGAGAATAGAGTTGATTATGACTGGTATATAAAGGAAAAACATGGTGAAGGTATGAATTGTACTATGTTTAGAGTGGAGGAGTAATGATGGAACGACCTAAAGCATATATAAAAAATTTAGATAGGATAGTAGATGTTCAGATTATAAACTTTAATGATGAAGTAGTGGAAGTATATTTTAATGATGATGCAGATTTTGTAGAGTACAATTTTGATGAAGTAATCTTATTAGAAAATACTGGTATATCAGATAGGTATAAAGATGATATATATATCGGAGATATAATTACATTTAATAATAAGAATTATAGAATAGTAAAACAAAATAACGGGAGTTATGTAGCAGTAGGTAAGCATTCTATTATTTGCGATATTGAAATTCCGAGAGGTTTATATGAAAAAATAGGTAACATTTATACAGATGAAGAATTAGTGGAGGTATAACTATGAAATGGAATAAATTAGAATTAAGAGAATTACCTATAGAAGAACAAGACGGAGATAATTATAAAACTATGTGGTATGGACCTATACCAGAATTTGGCGAAGAAGTATTAGTTACTGTACCTTTGTCTTCAGGAAAATTTATTGATATATATACCGATATGTGGATAGAATTTGATGGTGGAGTAGGTTTTGAATACACGGATAATGATGTTATTTACTGGATGCAAATGCCGCAATATAACGGAGAATTGGATGATTAGGAGGACTAAAAATGAGTGAACACGACAAAATCATATTATATGTATATTTACACAACGGTGAAATAGTAGAAGCAGAGGCAACAGAAGAAGAACTAACAGAAATTACAGAAATTTACGAAATGTTCACAGAAGAAAAAGAAGACTTATTTTCAAGTAGTATTTTCATAGTTGGAGATAAAGAAATCGATATGAACGAAGTTGAGCATATAGCTTATGAGAGAACTGAGGAGGTAAAAGAGAATGACTAACGAAGAACTAGAACAAGAAGTTAAGCGACTAGAAGAACAGATTACTAACTTAAGAATTAAGTTTTTGGAAAGTAATGCGAATAAAAAACCTTATGAAGTGGAAGTGCCGGATGATATTAACCATTTAGCTTATTTAGATGAAGATGGATATTGCATACCTTTAGAAGATTATGATTATAAAAATAAAAAAAATATATATTTCCGTGGTTTAGCGTTCGAAACTAGAGAAGAAGCAGAAAAATACGATAAGGAACGTATATTACTATTTAAACTTCATAAGTGGGCTGAAGAACACAATGGAGGTTGGACACCTAACTGGAATGATACTGATGAAGAAAAATACACTGTTAGATATGATTATTCAGATAATCAACTTGAAACTTTTTATTCATATAGCTATAAAGAGTTTTCTAAATTACCTTATTTTATAAGTGATGACACTGCACAACAATTTATCGAGGAGTTTGGAGAAGAGATTAAAGAGGTGCTTTGCTAATGAAACTGTACAAAATTACAATCAATTTCAAAAACGGAGAAAAAGTAATCTATGTTTTTGGTGTAGAAACAACAAAGAAATTACTTTGGTATTTCGATATGGCAAAGAAAAATAATGAAATAGTATATTTTGAATATGACTTAAGAGGAATAAAAATAAATCTTATGGATGTGAGTGGCATTAATTGTGAAAAGATATAATAATAGGAGGAAGTAATGGTATTGAATAGACAAGATAGACAAACAAATCAGAAAAAGAAATTTTTATCAAAATTATGGTATATTAAGCGTTTAATAGATTCTAACGAAGAGAAAATTAAAGATAGAAGATCTATGTTAAAACATAATATTAAACCTATTGATTATGCAAAAGAGCAAATCAAAGGCGGCAACAAATATAGTTGGGATAATTTAATTTATGAGATCGATAATTTAGAACGTGAAATTATAGATAATACTGTAGAGCTTGTTAAGACAGAAAGAGAAATATTTGACTGTATTAAAAATGTTGAAGATTTGCAATATAGATTATTATTACAATATCGATATTTTGATTGTAAAGACTGGTTAGAGATTGATGAGTTATTAAAGATTGAAGCTAATACGAGAAATAGAAAACATTCTGAAGCATTAAAAGCAGTTAAAATCGATAGGATATTTCAAAAAGTAAAAAAAGATAAAACAAAGTAATAAGAGATAAACAAAAGTAAGTAGGTAAGTGCTATAATAGTATTATATGATTTTAGGTAAGATGATACTGATGATAATTTTCTTCCTTTTAAATTTGAAACTATTTTTTGTGTACGTAAGATGTTTTATGCTACTTACCTAAAATCACTTACCATATATAATTCTGAGACAGTTTAACGACTGTCTTTTTTTATTTGTCAAGAAAGGATGGTGGAAAATTGGCAAAGTTAAATTTAAAACAAATGAAATTCGCTGATGAGTACATCATTAGTGGAAAATATGGATCAGTCTATTGTATCGAAAATATAGTAAATGGCAAAAAATATATAGGGATAACAACTAGAAGTTTACAAAAAAGATTTAAAGAACACTGTAAAGCAGAATCTGTTATAGGGAAAGCGATTAGAAAATACAAAAAAGAAAATTTTATTTATTATGAGTTAGAACGAGCTTCAACAAGACAAGATTTATTTGAACTGGAAAAATACTATATTACAAAATATAAAACTTTTAAAAACGGATATAATTCGACAATTGGTGGAGATGGTGTAGTTTACGATAATTTACTAGATGTTATTTTAACTAAAAAACAAACAAAATTTGTTGGAATTGTTGAATCTGAAAATAAAAAAAATATAAACGTAAAAAATTCGAGTGAAGTTTTTGCATCAATAATTTTAAATTTGTGTTATTTTTATTTAACTAGCGATACCAAAACAGATAAAAGAGACTCTGCTAAACAATTGTTAAAATTGAAAGATGAAATATTAATAAAAATTCTTAGTTGGAAATTATTTTCTTTAACTGAATTAAGGAGGTGGAAAGAATGGCAAAGTACACCGAGTGGTTAACAGAAGAAGGTTTATTATTGGTTGAAGGTTGGGCGAGAGATGGCTTAATTGAAGAGCAGATAGCAAAAAATGTAGGTGTTAGCTATTCTACTTTCCGAGATTGGAAGAAGAAATTTCCGGCACTTTCGGCAGCCTTAAAGAACGGAAAAGAAGTAGTAGACAGGCAAGTAGAGAATGCTTTATTTAAAACTGCTATAGGATATCATTATCAAGAAGAGACAGTAACAAATACTGGTGAAGTTGTAATGATTAATAAGTACAGCAAACCTAACACTACAGCACAAATATTTTGGTTGAAAAACAGAAAAAATAATTGGACTGATAGAAATGAAGTTAAGGTTGACGGAGAAATGAACGTAACAACAAATAGCAAACTTGAAAGTATCCTAACTCAGCTAGAGGAAAAAGACGATGAATAACATTGTGTTATCTCCAAAGTATAAATATTTCTTGAAGCATAAAGCAGAAGCTGAAGCATTAGAAGGAACAACAGCAGCAGGAAAAACGACTGTAGGTGTTGTTAAATTCATGTTGAAAGTTGCACAGAGTAAACAAAAATTACATTTCATTAGTGCAAAGTCTGTTGGAGATGCTGAAAAGAATATAATTCAATCAGATTTAGGAATTACTGATATATTTGAAGAATACATAATATATCGAGGTAATGGTGATGCTAATTATAAAATACCTCATATCAAATATGATACTCCTAGTGGTGAGAAGATTATATTTATTTTAGGTTATTCATCAAGAGATAAATGGGAAAAAGCGTTAGGTTCACAGTTTGGTTGTGGTTTTATTGATGAAATAAATACAGCTGATATTGATTTTGTGCAAGAAGCAACAATGCGATGTGATTACTGGATGTGTACAATGAATCCAGACGACCCTACACTCCCTATCTATTCAAGGTATATAAACAGGTTTAGAGCATTACCTAAATATGAATATGACACACCGCAGGAAATAAGAGAAATGTTAATTGAACCAGAGCAAGCTAATTGGACTTACTGGTTTTTTTCTTTTGATCATAACTATGGTTTATCAGAAGAAAAGAAAGAAAAGATTAAAAATACAGTTGCGGTCGGTACAAAACTTTATAAAAACAAAATTCAAGGATTAAGAGGACGTGCAGAAGGTTTAGTATTCAGTATGTTTGATAGAAAATTAAACGTTATAACTGAAGATATAGCAAGGACTAAAACATTTATTCGTTATTCTTGTGGTGTCGATACATCTTACTCAGATAAGACTGAAGATACAATATCATTTATCTTTCAAGGTATCACAACAGACGGAGAACTTATTGCACTTGAAGAGAAAACTTATAACAATAAAGACTTTAACAACAGTAAGATAGCACCTTCAGACGTTGCAGTAAAATTACATAACTTTTTAGATTACTGTAAAGATAAGTGGGGCTTCTGTCGTAAAGTCTATGTAGATAACGCTGACCAAGCAACGATAATGGAATTAAGAAAATACAAGCAACAAAAAGGTTTGATATATGAGTTTTATAACGCTGATAAGCGTGTAAAAATCATAGATAGGATTAATATTTCAAGTGGTTGGATGAAGAACCTAAAATACTTAGTTTTAAACCACTGTGAAGAACATATCAGAGAGTTAAATATATATTCGTGGAAAGAAGATAAAGACGAACCAGAAGATAGAAATGACCATACTATCAACGCTAGTCAATACGGATATATACCTCACATTAATATTATTGGTCAAAAAAATAAACAAGATAATCAATACAGCACACTTGTTGCTGGTTTTGGGAAAGGATAATAAATGGCATACAATGAAACATTCGTTGATAGTACAGGTAAGAGTAAAACATTAACACTTAGATTTCATAGAGAGTCTAGAATGCGTTACAGAATTAATAACGTTGAAGAACTATTTGAAAATGAACATAAAGTCTTAAGAGAATTCCTGGAGCATCACAAAAGTACGCAACGCCCTAGAATCCAAGAATTATACGATTATTCAGAAGGTAACAACCATACTATTAGCATTCAACAAAGACGTAGTGAGCAAGATATGGCAGATACTAGAATCATTCATAATTTCGGTAAGAGTATATCTGTGTTTAAGCAAGGTTATTTAGTTGGTAAACCTATTCAAGTTGAATATGAAGACGGAGAAGAAAACAGTGCAACAGATGAAGTACTGAAAGAGATAGCTAAAGTCAACAGCTTTCATGATTTAAACAGAATGCTTGTACTAGATTTATCAAAAGTAGGTAGAGCATACGATTTAGTTTATCGTTCAATGGAGGACGTAACAAAAGTTAAGAGGTTAGATCCATTAAATACATTTGTGATTTATGATAATACTTTAGAAGATAAGATGTTAGCTGGTGTAAGATACTATTCTGTAGGACTATCAGACAACAAACAGCATTTTATAGATGTGTATTTAAATAACGTTATTCATAAGTGTAAAGTTGAAGATAGTGGAATCGCACCTTTAGCAATCGAACCACATATGTTTAACGATGTACCTATCACAGAATATCTCAATACGGCTGAAGGCATGGGAGATTACGAAAGTGAGCTATCATTAATTGACTCATACGATGCAGTTCAATCTGACACAGCAAACTATATGACAGATACTTCTGACGCTATTCTTGCGATATTTGGTCAAGTGGCTTTCCCAGACGACGTGTTAGGTGATAATAAGAAACAAATTGAGTACATGCGTAAAATGAGACGTGCAAGATTACTTCAGTTAAAACCACCTGTGGATATTAATGGGACTGAAGGGAAAGTAGATGCTAAATACCTATATAAACAGTATGACGTGAACGGTGTTGAGTCTTATAAAAAACGCATTGTAAATGATATTCATAAATATACTAACACTCCAGATATGACAGATGCTAATTTCAGTGGTGTTCAAAGCGGTGAAGCTATGAAGTATAAACTTTTTGGACTGGAGCAAGCAAGAGTAGACACTCAATCGTTGTTTGAGAAAAGTTTAAAACGTAGATATCAACTTATCGCTAATATCGGTGATTACGTAAAAGAACTAACTGATTTTGATATTTCAAAACTTAAAATCACATTCAATCCTAATCTACCTAAAGCGCTTGAAGAAACTATTAATGCTTTTAAATCATTAGGAGGAATGGTGACTAATGAAACAGCAATGAGACTAACTGGAATTGTAGATGATCCGAAAAAAGAACAAGAATTACTTGATACTCCAGCAGTACCAGAAGAAAATACTGGATACGATGTTGACAAAGGAAAACTACTTTATAAAATCACAAGTATACTTAAAAAATTCAAAGCTGGAGATTATAGCGAAGCATTAGCAAGGAAATTCTTAAAAGACTTAGGACTTAATGAAATGGATATAGAAAGCTACTTACACGACGGTGAAGAGGTGATAGTAGATGAAACAATCGTTTAATTACTGGAAGAAAAGAGAATTAGCAAACCAACTCAATCAAATTAAAGATGAGAAAGAAACGATGTCACAGATTGAAAAAAACTTTGTTATTACCTTAGCAGATGTAGAACATCAAATTAAAGTGTTCTATGAACGTTATTCAAAGACAGAAGGTATTTCTATAGAGGAAGCACAAAAGAGAGTCTCTGAACACGATGTAAAAGCCTTTCAGAAGAAAGCAAAAGAGTATGTTAAGAACAAAAATTTTAGCCCAGAAGCTAATGAAGAATTGAAGCTTTACAATGCTACTATGAGGATTAATAGGTTAGAGTTGTTAAAAGCAGAAATAAACTTACACA